CCTCAAAAGAAACAAGCTAAGGAGTCGAAGGCATCCAAAAGGGTTGGTAAGCAAGCTGTTTTGCCGGGTACAATTGTGGTTGGAAAGTCAACATCAGAAACTCAAGTTGAAGGGGCTGTTGTTGGCAAAGTTGTTGGCAGTGTTGATGCTGCTCGCAATATTCTTCCCATTAATGGGCCTATGGCGAAGGGCAATTGTTTGGCATTTATTGGTGGTTTTATCTCCGAGAAACATTTTGGAGATGATCAAACTGTCGTTTATGGTCCAAACCAAACCATTCCTACAACTGATTTAGATCGTATTCCCCTGTCAAAAAGTGGAGAGTTGATATGTTATCGGTCTACTTTGTCCCAGTTGGCAAATGTTGCTAATTTGACGTCAAAAAGTTTTCGCCTTCCTGTTAAAGGTGAGAAGGTTCATTATTATGGTTATGATCGTAATACTGATAAGTTAGTGGTTTCTCCTGGTGGAGGACTTGCTACCATTCTTGATGTTATTTGTGATGTTGCTACTGGGGATACCCATGCTTTGTACGATTGTCCTACTATAAATGGTTTTTGTGGTGGTGTGATAGTTGCTGATTCGGACGGAAAAGTCGTTGCTTTCCATTACAAGCGTGGAAGTGATGGCCAGTTCAATGTTGGGATAGCTGCTGATGATCATGTCTGCACTCAGTTGCAGACTAGATGTCAGCGTTTAAACTGATTGAGCCCCTGTTCACCAGGGGCTTAGTTGGGGATTATACTAATTTCCCGTTCAAAGAAACTTTATCTGATCAAGAAAAAGAGCTCTTTGAGAAATTGGTTCCCACTTCATCAGTTGAAAAGCTGTTGAAGCCTAAGTTCAATCTTAGGACTAAGTATATCAGGTCACCCTTGTGTAGGGAACCTGGTGATGAACTGAAGTACGTCCCTAGCAGTATGTCGAACTTAGCTCTTATGAAAAGTTTGGCTAAATGCTGTCACCCACTTACAGAGGTGGATGTGTATCGTTACCATTGTATTTTGGAGGCATGTGAGAAATCATATGCTTTCTGTCACAAGCCTCAATATGATATGACATTTAGTGTTGAATCATATAATAGGGCACTGGGTGCTATGGATCTTAAAAAGAGCCCTGGTGCCTCGTGGAACCTTCGTGGTTGTACTACTCAGCAAGAGGTTGTTGATAGATTTCCTTCAGAGTTGATGGCTAATACAAAAGCTATCTTGGATTGCGATGAAAATCATTGTGATATTATCTGGATGGATTTCCCCAAAGATGAATTACTTCCTGCTGATGAGGTTGTGAATTACAAAGTGCGTACTATTAATGCTGAGTTGTTCGAATTCAAAATAGCTCACATGATTGCTTTTGGTGATATGAATGAGGACCGAAGGAAAGGCCTTTATTTTCATTCTAACACTATAGGTGCTCAATATCCTGGCGAGGGAATAAATCGCATTAGTGCGAGCCTTGCTGATAAGGGTCCTAAGTGTCAATATGGCGATCAGAAACACTTTGACATGACTTTTGATCTTACGTCTGTCTTAGCTATTCGGGACTACCGTAGTCTTCATAGCAACAATCCTGGATTTGTTAAAAGATCTTATGGTTTGGTGTTTAATGGGCATCGGTGGTTATTTGGTAGGGTGTTTAAATCTCTTAAGCAGCAGAGTGGCCAGTTTGATACCGGTGAAGATAATACTGATAGAACTGTTGGTAATTTTTACTGGGCCTGGCAACTTTTAACTGGTGGTCTCGGTTGGGCTGCATTTGAGAAATATGTGAAGCTGTTTTGTAATGGTGATGACTGGGCATACTCTGTGTCCGACGATCCTCTCCCTCCGCCCTTTGCGGAGGGTAGGTTTGCTTACGAGGTGTTTAATATTAAAGACGTGTCAGATATTCTGGCAATTGCTGGTATGTATCTTACCTGCCCGCAGTTTGACTGGGTTAGATGGCACGAAGTTGAATACCTTGGTTATCATCCTGTCCGTAGAAATGTAAAATCTGTTGGTACGGCGGTTATATGTGCGGCTGGAAAGCTGCAGAAAATTTTAGATGCGTTTGAGTTTAGAAAGGGCAACAATCCTCTTAATTATGCTAGTAGGCTGAATGGATTGCTTGCTCAGCTGTGGCCTTATGAAACTGAATTTAATCTTTACCGACCTTTGGTTGAGGATAAAGTTCGATCTTTATGGAGCGATGCTGGCTACCCCATGACCGTGGAGTGGCAATCAGTGTTGTGCAATATTCCTAATGACTTCAATATGTTGCGGATACATAGTGGAATGCCAGAAGCATTGACACATGATCTTCAAGGTTGTTGTCCTAGGGTTTCTAAAGGTTTTACAGTGGAGAATGGGTTTTTACCTTTATTTTCCTACGTCTCCCTAGACTCTGGCGTGTTCAGCCGAATAAAGATGCCGA